GACATGACGGAAGGGTCTCAGCAGTTAGCCTGCACCGGCAACAACTGCGAGTTGTAACTTACGGGGCTTCGGCCCCTTTTTTACTCAGGTTTAATTATGAACATCAAGCGTGACATCGAAATCCGAATCAAGGTTCTTGAGAACAAGTTAACCAAGTCCATACCTGCTGCTCGCAACAACGAGATACGTGGAGAGATTATGGGCCTGAAGTGGGTGCTAGAGCGTATCTAGTCTTCCTCTTGTTGTCCTCTGGCTCCAACACCAGCAGCCGTAGTCAACATACCAGCAGACCTTAGGCGCTCGCCTTTGACAACCTGAGGGTCTGCTTTGATGCCTGCTACTGCTTCTACAAGCTCTTGATACGACTGCGTCATTTCTTCTTTTGCAGGGACTTCAATTTTTCTAGCAAGCTTCATTGCGTCTTCACTAGCTGCGTTAAAGATCATAGGAGGCGTAGCGTTTACAATTCGGTTGGGCAGCGCTTTTTCTACCGCTTTACCTACGACAGGTACATTCTCAAGGAAGTTGTTTTCGTCAGACACAACAGCTGTGATTCTGCCTCTGGGCGTTATTTTACCTACGTAGTTTACACCGCCTTCGGTGATTGCTGAACCTTGCATTGACCCAGTAAAGTAAAAACCTCCGTTTTCTTTCGCGTTAGCTAGTATCTCTTTATCTGTTTTGCCCATCTTGGGGTGCAACGTAATTTTAGAACTAGACTTAAACTTCTCAAGCATTTCTTCGTTACTAACATTCTTTTTGTTTTTAAACAGAGTAGCAAACGTACGTACAGGTCCTTTGTGGGCAAAGTCAAACGCATGGTTTCCTGTTTGATAAGTAGTAGGAGTTTTTACATTAATTACCGGAGACGCTGCATCAGCGAACCGCTCTGTTTTTTCTCCTTTACCTACCTGCCAGACGTTACCCATATGTTCTTCAAAAAAGTCAAGGTCTTTCTGAGGCGTGTTGTTTCTTGCACCAACCTGATTTACCAAGTCGGAGTAAACACCGGGACGGAAAGGAACAGTATCGGACATATAGCTTATTCGGTCTACTGTATCAAGCGCAGGGTCAACAGGCCCTTGTCGTCCACGTCGAACATTTGTTACAATGTTTTGCTGACCCTGAGAAATAGCCTTGGATAAGTCTCTTTGCGTACCACCAGCCATCTCTTGTGCCACGTCTCTGGTTGTCGGGTTGACGCCTGTGCTGTAGTATAGGGCACGACTGTCGGGGTCCGTCAAATTGAACAAGCCCTTCTTTGTACCTTCTCCAGCCCACTTAAGGAAGTCTTGACCCCTCATTCGGCCTTGCATTACTTCTTCGGCATTTTTAGCGTCTTTAACAGTATTTGCTACCATGGGGCCAACTTTAGGTATTCTTCTGACCTTATTAGCAAACGCTTGTGGGTCCCTAGCTACGTAATTATCCAACCTATTGGGTTTGGCGTCCTTTGGAATATCAGTAGGACCGTAGAAGTTAGGTATGTAATTCCTAGGGGAACTTAGGAACAAACCAGCGTTTTCCTGCGCCCTGTTTAGATTAGGAAGAGCCTCTTGTGTAATCTGAGCGCCTCTACGCATCATCCCAAGACCGCCCAAGGGGACGTAATTAGCAGGAGTGGCCAACTCTTCAGCAATAAAGTTAGCAGGAGCCATAGCGTCAACTGTGGTTGTTTCCACAGGCCCAAAGGCATTAGGACCTCCCCTCATTCGTTCTACACGGACAGGAGCAGTTCCAAAGGGTTTTTCAACAGCAGGATCAAGAAAAGCAGAAGTAGCTTGTCTGCTGTACTCTCTAGCTTTAGGACCTACTCTGAGCGCCTTACGCATCTCAAAGATATCATTACTCATTCTCAGGCTCCTCGTTGATGTCCGCAAGCATCTGAGCCAACATAACTTTGTCAGCCCGTAGTGTAGCTAAAGTTTCTGCCGTTACGTTACCGCTGTTAATCATTGTGTCCGTAGCTCGTATTAGTTCCCTAACGACCTCCCTTCTTCTTCTTTTGCGAGTCATTCGGGCAACACCCATGCCTACACCGCCACCAGCGATAATCTGGCCTAGTACTGGGAAACCAGCCAAGGCTGAACCCGCAGCACCTGCCGTAGCAGCGATAGCAAGAGGAGTAGTAGGAAAACGTAGGCCAGACACGTCTTCAATCCCTTTCATCGTACGGCCAACCATTGTCTGATTTATGGCCTTACCTGCTTTGACATCTAACAGGTTCTTGGCCCTGAACAACATAGACATACCGTTGATAAGTCGGTAGGCTTCGTCATCAGGCATCAGCTTTAGGAACGCTTGGTTCAACTCGTCCCTTACGTACTTACCTGCTACTTCTTTCGCGTTAGCTAGGTCAGGATTCTCAAGTCCTGCCGTAGGCTTCTTACGGAATATCTGCTTGTCAAGTGCGCGTCGGACTTCAAGAATGTCTCTGGCTGTAATGTTACCTTTCTTTGCTCGTTCTTGGAGTCTTTTGACAGCCGTGTCAATAAACAGGTCCACCTTTTTCTGTGCGTCGGGCATTAACTCAACGTAGTCGTCAAGGTCGTGAAAGCCAGCCTTGAGTTCTTCCAAAGAGTCAGTTAGGTCCTGTACCTGAGTCGCAGGGTTCTTAGACCTGTTAATGTAACTCTGTAGGTCAGCCTCGTGTTTAGCTAGTTGACCGTCTACGACCTTTGCGTTTACCGCTGGGTTACGGTCACCTTTGTAGTCTGGTAGTGTCTGAAGGTAGTCAATTACAGTTTCTTCAGACGGCGAGTGCATGTACACGTTGCGATTCAACGCCCCTACAGGCTCCACAGTTCCCGGTGCCTTGACGTAGTCTTCAGGCAGTAGGCTGTCTGCAATAGCTTTACGTTCTTCTTCCAGACGCGATTCTGTAGCCATTCTGGTGGCCTGAACACGGACGGGTGTTGGAACGCCGGGAACCTTTGGGGTTGGTGTCTTACCTAAGGTTCCTATGTTCAGGAGCATTTCAGCAGTAGTAGCCTCCTCTGGATATGCCTGAGCCAACTCACCTAGTTTCTCTACGCCACGTTTGATGTCAGAGGCTTCGTACGACTCTGAGACAAACTCTTGAAGCGCCTCAGGAGCGTACCTTTTGTAGGCTTCTCCTGCTACTGCTCCTGCTGTCTCTCCTGCTGCGCCGACACCAGCTGCAATATCAGCCGCTACTCTGAACTTACCGGGAGGTCTTTCCATAAGCCCCCTGTAACGCTCACGAGTCTCCCTGAAACGCTCAGGTGTTTCTGCAATCATTCCCCGCATACTCTCAGGTTCACGGGGAGTAGGAGGAGTTACAGTAAAGGTTTCTCCGTTAACAATACCAATGACTTCTCCTGTCTGTTTGTTAGTGGCAGTCTTGAGCGGCAACCATTGTTTACCGTCCCAGTATATTTTCTGTCCTGTCTGTGGATTAGTCGCTGTCTTCATGTTTTATTGATCCAATTCAAAACCGGGTGGAAGTTCTGCTTCTGCTTCTTCTGGCTCCTCTGGCATATTTATGCTTGGGAAGCTAGTCATGTTTTGTTCACCCACTCGTTTTGCAGTGGCGGTTCTTACTTTGTTAAAGTTCTGTACGGTTTCAACCATAGCGCTTCGTCGGATCTTTAACAAGGCAAGTAAAGCTTCTTGCTGTGTAGTAATGTCAGCAGCAGCAATCAACTTAGCGTACTCTCTATCCGCATCTGACAAGCCGGTGCCTGAACCAAAGTCTTTGATTTGGTCAGCAACAATTTTACCTGCTTCTGAGATAAAGGTCTCAGCGTTGGTAACCGCAGGGTCGTAAGGTAGACCAATAAGTTCACCAAAGCGTCTGAGGTTTAGCTCTACGTTAGCCGCAAGACCCGTAGGCATACCGCCTTCTAAACGTCCAGTCTGTCTGTCGATCAACTCGATCATGTCACGAGCATCTTGGGCCTTAGTATTTAACTCAACAAAGTTCTTGACATTGGCTTCTGCCATTGCTTTGGCTCCGACTGCTTGCCCTGTATCAATAACTTCTTGAACTTGTGGTGCTTTACGTACCAAACCAAGCTCGCTAGCTTTAACGTACTTATTAGTCTGTTCATTGTAGACTAAACCAAAGTCGTTAATGTTGACAGCCTTAATGTTGCCTTCTACGTCCTGCCAAGCCTCTAGCTTACCTGTGCGGCCTTTGAGCAAAGCGTCTGCTTCTTCGGACGACAGCGTACCCATAGCAGTAATTTGAGCAGGAGTAAATCCAGCCATTTTTAGACGTGCTTTGATTACCTGCGGGTTGTCTAGAGGCAGCTGCTCAATCTGAAACTCCCGTACGTCTTTGCTAATAGCCCGTAGCTCTTCCATGTCAGTAGTAGCTCGTGCAGTCGCCGCTTGGTCCGAAAGACCTGCCGCTTCTGCTGCTGCTGCTACTTGCTCTTGAAAAGCACTTAGCTGGGTCTGTGCTGCCACCTTTGCTCCCAGTTCTCGCGCTGCTTGCTCATACTTAACAGCATTTTCAATATCACCCTGTTGTTTGTAAAACTGAGCTAACTGCAGCAAACCTTTAGGTGTGTTCGTGTCAATTTGAGACATTTGCTGACGTTGTTGTATTTGCCTAGGCATAGCCCCTAGTTGCTGTGCGGCAGTAAACAGGCCCTGACCATAAGCAGGCTGCAAAAGACCTTGTATAAATTGCTGTCCAAATTTAGCCATGATTAACCTCCAAAGAGCCTTGACCACCAAGTGCCGTCATCATTAGTATCAGTAATTCCCAACAAATCAGAAATTGACCCAAATAAACCACCGCCTGATGTTCCACCTGTTCCTCCTGTTCCTCCTCCTACAAACGAAGGTTGTAACGCTTGTGAAAGAAGTCCTGTTCCAATTTGTCCCATAAGGTTAGCCTGTCCAGTACCAGACGACAACAGAGCCTCAAGACCGCTCATTTGTGCTTCTCCAAAGAGGCCAGCGCCTTCAAATTGTCCACGTTGTGCTAACTGTGATGTAGTCAATGCTGGCTGTGTAGCCGCAATAAGCTGTGCTTGAGGAATGTAACCAGCACCTAAGAACTGTTGACCAAGAGACGCTTGTTGCGCTTGTTCAGCTTGGGCTTGCTGCATTGCTGCTAACATTGCGTTGTTACGTGCTTCTTCTTGAGCTTTAGCTAACGCAAGTTGCTCTGGAGTTCCTCCAAATTGCGAAGTACGTACACCAAGTCGTCCTTGGGCGGCTAAACGTTGTTCTTGTTCGAGACGCTGCCTTTGCTCTTCTGGAGACATAGCAGTTCTCATTCGCTCGTAAATAGCCGCTTCACGATCTGCTGTGGGTGTCTGAGCTTGGCTGAAGAATTGACTAGAACCGCTTAAAAGTTGATTTTGTAGTGCTTGTTCTTCAGGAGACAAAGTCATCGTGGTGCCACCTTGAGGATCAACACCAAACATGCCCCCAGTAGCAGTAGTGACAGTAAAAGGCTTAAACTCTGTTTGTTCTAAACCTTTTTGTCCGATTAAACCGGCTTCTCGTCTCGCTCTTTCGCCTATCTTTCCTAAACGATCATAAGCTTGTTTTGCTAAAAGAGCACCTGCCCCAGCGCCTAAAGCTTGGCCTCCGGGTCCGCTTAAAAAGTCTCCGACTGAAGAAAAGAATCCTCCCGGCGACGTAACATCGTTAACGCCTGCCGACAAAATGTCTGAGCCAAAGCCAATATTGTAAGGATCATTTGGGTCTACTTGGGCATTTGAAGGTAAAATACCCATAGACTGTAGATATCCTAAACCTAAATCATATTCATTCATAATAGTTTACCTATCAAAGCCATTACATTAATCTCCTGTAGTGACAGTTGTGAGCCATTTATTTCTGCTTCTAAGCCCACAACAACACTCGTTCCATATCCCGTAGCATTTAGACTACGTTGGTTAGTTAAAGCACCACCAGTAAATTCTACGGCAGTGTATTCACTTTCGTTAAAAAACCCAGTAATTTGGTCACCTACAGTAAATTCTGCAGTAGCATAAGTTCCCTGAAAATCGTAAGCCCACTTAAGAAATACTGTGGCGTTGTTAGCACCTACTAGTGTTGGCTTTAACTTTTTTAAAATTTTAACTCTAGAGCTATCACCAAAAGTCAAACTTGGACTATAGTATTTAAACCGATAACCTAGTCCGTTATCTTGATAACCCGTGTACTTGCTAATTCCTTCTGACGTTCCTACAAGAAACGTACCGTCTTCTTTTCTTGTGTAGGACGAAAACCCTGTAGAGGGCCAGCGTGTTACGCGGTACGACCCGTTTTCTGTTGTTCCTCTAACGTCGAAGCAGTAGGTGTTATCTTGACCCACAAACGTCAACAGGTAAAACCCTTCCTCAGGACTATAAGCAGACCTAAAGAACGTGTTTTCGGTCTGCAGCGCATTAATAATGTCCTTAGTAATGTTTCCTGACAAACTACTAATAGGCATTGACTTTTCTTGAATTGCTCTACTAAAGCTTTTCAATCCAGTGTGTGACAAGAACAACACGTCAGTACCGGTGTACTGCACAGTGTCTCTATCTACGCAACCAACGCCAGCTACAGTGTCAGACAGTGTCATTGTTGCTGGTGCTTCTGCTCCTTGATATACAACAATACTGTGTTTACCAAAAATAATAAGGAATCCGTTGTGTGCAGCCAGCGCTACAATTTCGTCATGACCATCGGGCCAAACTTTGGATATGTCAACAGACCCGCTTGTGCCTCCTGAAAAATCATGACCAATTAACAGATCAGACCAGTACACAACAGAAGAATTACTTCCTGTGCCTACGACCCAAAGACGACCGTAAGCAGCACAAACTTCGTTACCTTGCACAACACCGGCAGCACCAGAGACTGAAGCTAAGGTTACTACAGACGTGCCGTCGTACACCAAAGGTGCATGAGAGTCTTGAAACAAATACGCCTTGTCGTTAAAATTGACAATCTTCCAGTTATCCGCTGTAATGGTGTAACTGCCGGGTGTTGCATCTGTAAGCGTTGTAGTGCCTGTAAATACCTTGTTGTTTCCTGCAGACAAAACTACGTTACTGCCGCTGCTTCTATCAAACTCTTTTATAACCCGAACTGTACCAGAGCCTAGTGCTGTTTTGTTTGTTGTAAGGACGCTGTGGCCTTTACGTGCAGCAATACGACCACGTTTGTCAATCACGGCGTTGTCTGCAATCTCTGCAAACGACGGGTCTTGAGCCAACGGCGAATCTTCGGTGTTAATACCTTTGAAAGCCGGTGCTACAAGATTGATACTCTTTAATTCTTGAGCCATATCAAATAGTCCTAAAGTA